CCTGTTTGAAACTTTGTTTCTTCTAAAATACCATTATATTCAGCTTCGATTTTTTGAGCTTGAGTCATAGCAGATGTCGTTGTATTATGTGCTTTAGCATAATCTTCCCACATCTTTGCTACATTCTTTGTTACACCAGCATTATCAACTAATATCGAATTTTCATTTTTCAAACCTTCAGTAGCAGTTACTATAGCTTCTCCTAGGTCATAATTAGCTTGTCTTCCGAATGCTGCACTATCTTTTAGTGCAATCATTGTATTTTCAATTTGAGAGGTGTCATAACCTCTTGATAATAAATTTTTATACGCTGTAGTAGCTTCCGTAACTGTAGTTAATCCATCTTTTGTATAATCATTAATGAATGATTGAGCCTTAGTAAAAGAATTTCCTGTTCCTTGAACAATAGAATTCAATCCTGTCCATGCAGATTGGATTTTAGATGCTTCCGTAATGGCTGTTTTGCTAAAATTAACTACAGTTCCTACAGCAAATGCACTTGCCACATATCCTACTATTTTCTTCATTGGAACTGCAAAGGCATTCTCTGTGGCATTTACTGTATTCTTGACTTGGTTGTTAAACTTAGAACTATTTAATTCTAAATCTAATGCGACCTTACCTACGCTTACATCGGCCATATTATCACCTACTTCCTACCTAAACAAGTTAGAAAGTACAGAATTGATTTCATTGGCTGATAGTTGAATCAATTGTTTATTATTTTTATTTTGTGTTGATTTAAACTTTAGCCAATCACTCCTTATTTTCTTCTCTTGATTAGTCATTTGACTTATTTTTTTATTATCTTTTTCAGAACGAATTCTAATTACTTGACCTAATGCCGTATCTCCATTTAAACCAATTAACAGTTGTCTAAATTCTTCACAAGAAATAGAATCATATTCTTGATATAATCTGATTCCATATTGTTGTGCAAAACTAGACACAATTAAATCCCAGTCAAAGTCTTTGTCATAATAACTTTCTGGGATTATAAGTTTTTTCTAGCCACTTCTTGAGCTCTTTTCTTTAGTTCATCAGGATCCTCTCCAGTAATAGCTCCCATAATGCAAAACGTTAAGTAACTGTTATACTCTACTGGTAAATCCATTTTCATAATTTCATCAGCCTCGTAAGCTCCTAATGCTAGGTCATATATTTTTTTTGTTCTTTCTTTATCAGACAATTAAGTGTCAGCATTTACTTCCTGTATTTTATCGAAAGTTGACTGCCTATTATCTACCACATAAAGTTTGTCAACAATTTTAATTTGTGGGCAATTGTCTCCTGTTAATATTTCTTTTGTAATTCCTGTATCAATTATTCTATTCATATTTTTTCTCCTCTTTCATTTTTAATTTATTAAATAAAAAAAGGGTGAACATTTAGTTCACCCAGCAATACTACTAATTAGCACTTGATGGTGTAAAATTAGGTTTCCCTTTACCAGTTAAATCTCCACTTAATGGAGCAACGTTAGTAGCTGAACCCATTAAATCTGTTAAAGCAACAATTGAAGTGAACTCTAATTTAGCTCCATTAGGAAATTTAATTCTAAAGTCTGCTTCTGCTGCTTTTCCGATATTATATCTTAATCCGTAAATATAATCATTACCAGGATCTCCTAAACATCTTTTACCAGAAAACGAACCACTTAGTGCTTTTGCCGTTAATAAGGCGTTCTGCCATCCCCCAGATGCTATTGAATACCAAGTTTCAATATTGTTATCAATAGTAATATTGAACTCTTCTAAGTCAGCAATTGAATAATATGTATCTTCTTTTGCTTTTACTTCTACTACGCATTGACTGATAGCATATTGCCCTATTATTACAGTTGTTTCATGTTCCATTTTATCTCTCCTTTTCAACATATAAATTTAATTCAAAAGAATATTCATAAACGTTCTTTTCATCAGTTCCTAAATCAATAGGTTCTTCTGGAATCATATTTACAAATATTCTCTTTTCATCAATAAAAAAAGTTCTTTCTTCAAAGAACTCATAAATTGATTGTGCCATTATCTCGGCATCATTTTTATTTTTAGTATATCTTAATAAAATTGTGATTGGTTTGATATAAGTGCTTTTAGTTTTCTTTCCTCCAATAGTTGGAGAATAAGATAATTCTCTTTTTGAATTATAAAAACAAATTGCTTTCTCCTGGTTATTATCAATCTTTCCAATAGAAATAGAATCTTCCCAATTAAAATTATTCTTAAAATAGTCTTTTAACTGTTTTAACGTTAGTTTCATTTATATCTTCCTTTCGCTAATCTTTCAAAGATTTCCTTTGGAAGATTTTTTTTATTTCCATTTATGTACGGATCAAACCATTCTCCACCTGCATTTTTATTCTTTCCTTTTTGGAAATTGTACTCTGGATGAAAGTAAAGTCTTCTTGCATAAGGAGTATCACTTACTATAGATACCTTCCCAATAGATTTTTTACTATCATCAACAAAAGTACTTTTATTTTGCAAGTTTCCTTCATCAAATGGCATTGTTTGACTTTTAACTAAATCACTTCTTACAGCATCAGCTGTCTCTACCAAACACTTAATCATATCTTGCTTTATAAGATTGATATCCTTGGTATTTATTTTAGAAGTTATTTTCATTACATCAACTCAAATTCAGTATGATGAATAGATCAATTTGGTTTTCGTGGTCTATATCCAACATAAATTTCATATTGCCTATCATTAATGGTAATAACTCCATCACTTACATTTTTCAATGATGGAGTTATATCTCCTTTAATAATAACCTTACCTACTAATGTTATTTGCTTCCCATCAGAAGTTATAATTCTTTTAGATTTTTCACTAAAAATACACTTGCCTTCACTATTCAACTTTTCGATTGGTTCTCCGTCTTCTGATATTCCTTCGCTATTTAAAGTTATTGAATAATCAGTATTAAGCAACCAATCTGGAAAAGGTAATTCTTGAATCATTCTAGCCAATTATAGGACAATCCAATCCCGTTTTATGTATTGCGTCATAAGCCTCTTCACTCATATGTTTTCTAGAAGCTATTGTGTTAGACGATTTATCAACGTTTACTGATATATCAAGAACGCTATAAGAAGAAATGTTTCCATTACAATCATTATATCCATTTTCTTTAATATACTCAGCTTGATAACATATCGCATTTTTTACCTTCTCTTGTTGAAATTCTGTTAGGTTATCAAATCCAATTTTTACAACTCTATTAAATGTTATACTATCAATTTTTTCTTGTGATAATTTCAAATATTTTTCAATTTCTTCTTCAGTAAGTATCTTACCTCCAAATATATTTGAATAATAATTTTTATTCACATAAAGAGTCATTATATCCCTCCTTAATTTTGAGAAATTACCTTTCCCCTTCGTTTTGACTTTCGTTTTCTTGAAGATTACCGTTTTCCACCTCTTGATTATTATCAGTTGCTTTTTTCTTTTCTTTTATCTCTTCAAAATTAGGATTATTTCTTAACTTTTCAATATAAAAGTTTAAATGTTCTTCGACAATCTTCTTTGTTTTCTTATTCCTGAACTTGGCCATTATTATCACCATCAGTCTTATTGCTATTTTCTTCTGTTACTGGAATAGATTCATTTAATTTATTCTCAAGTTCATTTTTTTCATTTGTTAAAGACTTAATAGCTCCTTCGGCTTCTTCTAATTTTTCAGAAAGTTCATTATTTTTTAACTTTAAATCATCTATTTCTTTTTGAACTTTTTTGTCTGGTGATTTCAAGTCATTTTTTGTTGACTTTAGTTTTTCATTTAAATCATTAACAATTTTTAAATGTTCACTATAAGCAATTGTTTTAGAAGGAGAAGCTTCTATAAGCTCCCCATCTTCATCAACTATGTCGAATCCTTTTTTTAAATAAGTATCTTTGCTTATTTCATCGACTTTATATATTTTATTATCTTTTTTTGCGTACATTTTTATATCCTCCCTCTTAGGCTTCTACGTTAAACGCAATACCACAAGCCTTATTTTCTATTAAGAATGAATCACCATAATTACGGTTTTGATAAATGTATTTATCAGCTGTTCTTGAATCAGTACCAGGAGTAAACAATTTAATATATGCATATTTATCTCTTGTTACTTGACAAGATGGATGACATAACATTAAATTAATTTGTTTAGCTGATTCTACAGGTACACAGCCTTCTGTAAAATCATAAGCTGTTTTAAATCTTGCTTTTGGGACACTAATTAATTTAACATCATCTAAACTATGAACTCTGCGATCAACGTTACCTTCACCATTAGAAATAGTTCTTGTAATGCCATCTGCCTTTTTCAATAGTTTGAGCATATCAGCTGTACCTCTTAATTCTCTACCTTCCATGGGAACTCCTTGATCATCCATTTCAGCCATTCTATCATCGAACCAATCAAGAATATTCTTAACAGTTAATACAGTAGTATCAACAATTGCACCCTTACTAACATTTTTTACAGCCTCAGCATATAATTTTGAATATCTATAACTATCCTTTTCTGGAATAGCTTGTTCTTCTTCAAATGTGTTTTGAATATTAGCTACTTCT